CATAGGAGTACTATTTAGGGACTAGTCGTCCTCGAGTCATTAACTTGTCTTGTGTGACCCTAGTGCTTATTTTGGTGTTCCAACTTTTAGAGGGTCACCTTCTTGTCTCCGAGATGAGACGCAGGTGTTAGCCCTCCTCTTGTTCGTCGGCCGAAACCCCACAATCGTGGGGTATCAGCCTTTGAACTGACTTTTGTGTCGGAGACCACTTCCCTTCCAGGGTCGTGGTCCACAACACTCGTTGCGTACGAATAGATGCATTTCGTTCGCCAATCTTCTTTATCTTAGAAAGTTGGCTTACGATCTGCATCATCGATGAAGGCTTTTGCTTGGCCTTTCCCGCCTTCGTGGAAAGGTCGCAGCAAGTAGCCCATGATAAGGTTCGCGCTTGGATGTCCTCGATATGAGGACAGGGTTCTTGTACCCCCGAGCGCCACTTTATTTTGGCGAAATGCTCAAGGACCTTCCGTGTGAAGGGCCCTGGGCGTTCCACTATAAGACGAGGCGGAGCAGGCACATCTTTATCCAAGATGCCCCAGTATATCCTGGCCTCGTGCATTGAAAGGAATCGTCTGGGGTCGTCGGGCACAAGTCCGACGCCTCCGAAATTCCTTGGCATATAAAGAGGAAGATTGGCCTTCTTCGCGAACTGGAGTTCCTTCGGGAACGCCATTTCTAGAAGGCCATTCATCCTCTTCGAGGGGAAGTTACGACGGTAGGCTTCGTGAGAAGCCGTCGACATAACCTCCAATTTGTCAGCGAATCCGAGCACACATAACCCCCGAAGGGAAATGTTTGGTTGGAGTCGCAACGTATAACGAGTCGTCGATTGTGGTCCGGGTGCCCGAGAGCTTAAAGCAGGTTTACTCACCTGCGCCCCGCCCACTTCCGTAAGACAATAGAGACCTTCACAAAAGGTCCCCATCGTCTCCGACTCAAAACTTTTAGGAACATTGAGCTTGTACCCGAAGGCCCTTGCGGTCCTCCGGTATGTCGCCCTTTGCTTCCTCGACCAATAGCCGATGACGTCGTCCCCTTTAGTTCTGTAAGAACCAGAGGGGTCAGCGCGATGGCACGCATAATGATTGGTGAGCTCGAGGATAGACCAGCTAGCTGGCATACCCATGAACGCACCTCTCTTTAATGTTCGGCCAGTGACCGTGAACCCATGGTGAATGAGTTCCGGTTCGATACCGAAGTGATTGCAGAAACGGTCCAGGAACCGATGACACAATGTATCGGTTGCTGCACTTAGATCTGCAGAATAAACCATCCGTTCGGTCCTTCCCGTTACGACGGGAATGTCCATCGGAAGTTCTGCGGGGACAGTCGTCTTGTTTCTCGTGGCGACGCGGTAGAGATGCCTTTGCACCACATGTGCTCTGGCGACCCTAAACTCGTCGTTACAAGTTACAATTCTACACTTGTATCCCCTCTCCTTAACTGAAGTCACCCGAGCATCCACAATAGGATTCTCGGGGTCCTTCAAACCATATGCGGTTCGTCGCTCCCGCCCAGGCCAATATTTTGGATTGGCTTGGGCGGCTTTGACAACCGTATGCACGGGAGGAGGAGGACCGAACCGCGAACAGGCTGCAAAGCCTGCAGTTCGGCCCCCAACTCTCCTTGTATGGTCGAGAGATGCGGAGTTCCCCATTACTTTCCAGTAAAGGGAACTCCGCTTCTTCTCTGTATACTGTCGGGCGAAGCGGGACGTAATACGTTCCGCATCGCACCAACTAAAGAATTGGTTCCAGACCCTCTCATCTGTTTTCTCGCAGACGTGAGGGTTAGTAACCGTCTCATAGAAGGTGTTCAAGGACTCCTCCTCTACTTCTTTCGAAGGAAGAGGAAGTGCCCGAGAAGCACACGAAATTTGGTACAGTTGTAACCTCGTTGGACGAATCGAACGAGGGAACGCCTTTCCCTTTGTATTCACACCGACATCACGTCCCGTGAGGGACTGTTGTCTACAGTGAAATAAACTCGTTTTCAGGTCCTTGATGGCCCAGTGAGGGTCACGAAGGACTAGAGAACTCCGTTTGAGCAGAAGATTCATCGCGCTCGTATTACGAACGCGAAGTTTCCACCCTGCCGCATACCACGCGAGGCAGAGCGCTTCCCCAACAATTCGGGAAGCACTCCGCCGAGCCTTGGCTTCGGCGTTGGTTAGGTTGCCCGGAAGGGGCAGCCTAGCACAGCGACGTCTGAAGTCAGACAGAAAGGAATTCATAGTGGAATCCAATCTTCGGTGTCCCAC